CCCGGATATCGTCGAACGTGGTGCCGGCCACCTCCGTGGAGAACATGTCCATCCGGGAACCGAGCCACTTCGCCACCTTGGGATCGTTCACGTTGAACGCGATGTCGATCCCCATCTCGCGCAGGATCCGCTTGCCGCCTTCTTCCACCAGTGCGGTGACGGGCGGCTTGACCAGCAGCTGCAGCCGGGCGATCTCCGCTTTCTTGTCGATGTTGATGTCGTCGCCGACGCCCTTCTTCGCGATGTGCTCCTGGACGGCCTTGCGGGACCAGCCGGCATACTGCGCCTCGACCCGGGGCCCCAGCTTGTTCAGCCGCCCGATCACCTCCGAGCCCAGGTTCCGGAAGTACCCCTTCATCTGCGACGTGACCATACGCTCCCAAGGGGCCTGCCGGGAGATGAACTGCCGCCAGCGGCGGGCGCGGCTTGTCGCCGATGCCTTCTCCTCGGCCTCGCCTTCTTTCGCCGGGGGCGGAGGAACCGGCTCGCTCAACGCCTCCGGATCCTGCGACAGCCCGAGCGGGATCCACGGCTTGTCGCCCCACGGGACGGGAGGCTTCCCCTTCCGTGCACGGACCTCGTTGACCACGGTGACGAAGGTGCGCAGCTCCATCTCTGTTTCCCGTAAGCCGAACTCGCGATCGCCCATGTCGCTTCGGTCGAACTCGCATACCAGCCCGCGATCGTACCGGGGCAGCAGGAACGTGTTGATCTGCTCCTCGATCAGCATGCATTTCGGGAGGATGCACTCCTTCTCGAACGTCTCGTCCAGAACCTCCATGTTCGCCCGGTTGCTCGGGACTTCGAGGCCGAGCTTCGCCTCGGATAGGTCGTACGAGGTGATCAGCTTCTCCCGCGCCCACTTGGCGACGTCGGTCATCAGGGAGTCCCGGTTCGACCATCCGGTCTTCTCCGCGGCAAGGCCGGAGTGCGTCACCATTGGCCGCCCGGACTGTGCAGCGGCTCCGAATTGCTCCATGACCTGCGCCCGGAGGTCCGCCGCTTGCTCCTTGGTGAGCGGCTGATCTGTGTGGAGATGGATCCCGGGGATGCCCTTGTTCTGGAACAGCGCCCGCTGCTGCTGCATGAGGAACAGGTCGATGTCGTACGGGTAGGTCTGCGCCATCAGCGGGGAGAAGCCCAGGAAGGGGGAGGCCGGGTTCGGATACTTCAATGGGAGCACGTCCTGAGGGGCGAACCGGTTGTTCACGGTACCGTCTTTGTAGACCCACTCCTCGATCTGCATCTTTGAATTCACCCGCGGCGAGATCTCCGAGGTCTTGGTCAACGGCAACGGCCAGATCTCGCCCGGCAATCCCAATCCGTTGGCCGGCGTGTACCACGCGCACAGACCGCCGAGCTCCATCCGAAGCAAGGTCTCGTACCACAGCACCATGCGGGACATGATGCTGTTGGGGCGGTACAGCAGGGAAAGCCACGGGTGCTCGAAGATCTCCTGCTTCTCGTATCCCATCTCTTTCAGCGCGTACTTGCGCTCGGCTTCCGTGTCGATCCGCTTCATCTGCCCGAGGATGGCGTACGGGTCGAGGACCTTCTCGCCCGTCTTGCGGCGGTAGACGAACAGGTGCATGTTGCGGGTCGCGACGGTCTTCCCGATCTTGTCGATCGAGGTGTACACCCAGGACTTGTACGCCTCCACGAGTTGCCCGTAGGACTTCTCGGGGGCGACGCCGTAATTGGCCGCGGTCATCACTGCGGAGATCAGGCTGTCCGGAACGGCGACGGCGGCTTTGGCTTCCTCGATAGCCCGGCCCACCTCTTCGGGGTTCTTGTATCCCCGCCGGCGGGCGACAAGATCGATGATTTCGTTCAGCACGGCGCCTCCGTCATGCGAAGAAGAACCCGGGCGTTCCCCGGTTCCGCCACCAGTTGATTGCCTGCGTGGTCTGGTCTACCTCGTCGTCGTTCGCCCCGCGTGGGAACGACGCCATCTCGCCGATGTACTCGTCGACCCATGGGGCGATCGACGGATCCGGGAGGTACAGGTTCCCGGCCTCGTGCTCGGGCTGGATCGCGTACGCCCGGGCCTCCTTGCCGCCCTCGGGGTTCACGGCGATGACCCCGGGGATCTCCTTCTGCAGGGTCTCGATGATGGCCGGTCCGTTGGCCTTGTCCTCGACCAGGATCGCCACCGCCTGTGGCCACCGCTTCTTCATTGCGCGGACGGCCTTGACGGAGTCGGCGAACCCCATCCGCTCCTTCACGCGGTCTAGCAGGTACTTGTCCGCGCCGACCCGCCCCCAAGCGCCGCCGGCGACGTAGTCGGAGTCGGTCGTCTTCTTGAAGGTCATGTCCCACGACAGCACGACCTCGTCGAACTTCATCGGCCGCGCCTTGTAGAACCGCCAGTGCTCTCGCTTGAAGATCCCGCCGCCGGCGGGAGCGGGAGACTGCTGCAGTTGCCCCGCGGCGCCGTAGGAGCCGAGGCGCGTTTTCAGATCCTTCAGCACCGCAGCGTCGAACCGCTCCGGCCACAGCAGTTCGCCCACTTCCTTCCGTGGGTCGTACGGCCCCAGGGACGTCGAGCGCCGCTTCCCGTCGAACTCCATCGGCAGGAGGATGTGCTCCCACTTCACGTCCTGGCTCAGCAGGTGTCCCGTGGCGTCCCGATCGTGCCCGCGCTGTTGCACAACGACCTGGCGACCCGTCTTCGGGTCGTTCATGCGGGTGCTCCACACCTCGTCCAGCCAGCGGTTCACGCCCTCGCGCACGGGATCCGAATGGATCTCGTCGAGGTTGTTCGGATCGTCGCAGACCAGAATGTCCGCGCCTTCTCCGATCACCGACCCGCCGACGGACGTCGCAAGGCGATACCCCGCCTTGTCGTTCTCGTACCTGCTCTTCACGTTCTGATCGCCGGTTAGCTGGTACGTGCGTCCCCACCGGGCCCGATACCATGGGTTCTCTATGATCCGCCGGCAGCGGAGCGAATCGCGCACGGATAGACCCATGGAGTACGACGAGAACATCCATCGGGTCGTCGGCCTCGTGGCCCATTCCCACGTCGGCCAGAAGACGGAGATCAAGCCCGACTTCATGGTCCGCGGCGGCTCGTTTACGATCAGCCGGTTAATCTGCCCGGTGCTTACCGCCTCGAGGTGCTCGCAGAGGCAGTCGATGTGCCAGCCCGGAACGAACGGCGCCAGCGGCTCAATGATGTGCCACGCCTGCTCAATGAACTCGCGTAGGCTCCTCTCCGCCAGGATCTTGTACACCGCCTCCCGCGACGGCAGCGGCGCTTCCTGCTCGGTAAATGTCTCGGATGCGCTTGAGATCATCGAGTGGCAGACTCCTCAGACGGCGTTCCTCCTCTTCCGATACTCCACTGCCGAGAGGCACGCCGTCTGCTCCGGTGACCTCCTGGCGCTCGACCCATCCACGTTTCTTCCCTTTGGTTTTCAGGAGGAAAATTATGGCCGTCATATTGTCGCGGAGCACGGCCTTGTAAAGCCGGCTCTCCGCCATGTCGACCAGGGAATCATCAAGGTCTTTTACCGCTGCGGCGAATTCCTTGTCGGCAGAGACCCATTCGTAATATCCCCGGCGGCCGATCCCGACGGCGTTGCACGTCGATGTGACGTTTGCCGCATTGCGGATGTACAGATCAAGAAATAACTTTTTCCGGTTCGCTGTTTTCTCGTTGTCCGCCATCGATTCTCTCCGCCTTCATGCCGGTGAATGCCTCCCACCGCTGGACGATCACGTCGCAGTAGGGCGGGTCGAGCTCAGCCATCCGGCAGACGCGTCCCGCTGCTTCACAGGCGATCAGCGTGGTGCCGGACCCGCCGAACGTATCGAGCACCACGTCGCCCTTCCGGCTGCTGTTGTGAAGCGCCCGGGATACGAGCGCGACGGGCTTCATGGTCGGGTGCTCCTCGGAACGCTTCGGCCGAGGCACTTCCCATACGGTGTCCTGCGTACGATCCGCCCACCAGCGGTGCGCAGCCCCGGGCTTCCATCCGTACAGGATCGGCTCGTGGCGCCAGTGGTAGTCTTGCCGGCCCATGACGAACGAATCCTTGATCCAGACCAGGCACTGCTTCAGAAGCCAGCCGGCATCGGTCATCGCCCCGCGGAAGTTGAACCCCTCGGTGTCGGAGTGGCAGATGTAGATCGGGGCTCCGGTCTTGGTATTGGCGATCAGCACCTGAAATGACGCCAGGAGGAACGCGCGGAAGTCCCGGGAACTCATCGCGTCGTTGGAGATCTTGAGGGCGTCGGCCGTCCCGCCGGTGTAGTCGACGTTGTACGGCGGATCCGTGAACACCAGGTCGGCCCGCTGCCCGTCCATCAGCCGGGCCACGCTCTGAAGGCTCGTCGCGTCCCCGCAGATCAATCTATGCGCGCCCAGGACGTACAGGTCCCCCCGCTGCGTGATCGCTTCGTCCGGTGGCTCCGGCACATCATCGGGGTCGGTCAGTCCCTCTGTGCCCCCACCGAACAGGGCCGCGATCTCGTCTCCGCCGAACCCGGTTAAGCCCAAATCGAAATCTGCTTCTTTGAGATCGGCGAACTCCAGGGACAGAAAAGCATTGTCCCACTCGGAATCCTCATGCGATCGATTGTCCATCAGCCGGTACGCCTTGCACTGGGTCGGGGAAAGCCCCTCCGCGACGTGGACCGGCACCTCAGCTAGTCCGAGCTGGCGGGCGGCCAGAAGACGCGTGTGGCCAACAACGACGACCATGTCGGTGTCGACCACGATCGGCTGCTGCCAGCCGAACTCCTGGAGCGATGCGGCGACAGAGGCCACGGCGCCTTCGTTCTTTCGGGGATTGCGGATGTACGGGAACACCTGCCCGATCGGAACCGTGTGGATTTCCATACCGCTCATGCGCTCGCGTACCCCATCCGCGTCCGGGTCTGTGGCCC